TCCACGCAGCTAAACCCTTCTTATATACCTCCCTCAAGTTGGCGAGTGGCACATTTGTCGCTTTCGCAATTTGTGGAAGAGTATAGACACCTGGATATTTCTTGCGAAATCTTTGGGTGTATTGGGATGTTTTTGTTTTCATCGCCTTGTCTGTCTTGAATGGTTTATAATTCTTTTTCAACATCTTCTTATACCTGTCCTCCACAGCTTTCAAGTTTGGAAGACCACGGAAATATTTCAGAGGTGCATACATCTTACCATATTTGTCTTGAAGCTCCTTGACTTTTGGAGCAATCTTCATTCTGAAATATAATAATATTATTTAGGGACATATGATTTTGTTGTTAATAAGTTTACTTGGATTTGATATTTGTTTCAAGTGTTCTTGATGGTATGTAAAATCATAGACTGGGAAGCGTTCTTTTATGGCTTCAGAAATACCTGTGGCTTCACCTAATCTAGATGTTCTTGTGCACACAGACATGAATTCAAGCTTCATCAATTGGTCTTCCATGTATATAAAAAATTTAACGGTGTCATCTGAAAGTTTATCTTTTTTCATTTGTTCATAAATTCCCTTAGACTTGCCGTTGGACATATAAAAATATTTGGAACCTGGGACTTCTTCATTTGCCCGAATCTCATTTCTTAGGAGCAAAACAATGGCGAGGATTATAGCGATATACAGTAATGTCATAACTACATTAAGCTAATATTTTTAAAACATCGAAGACCTTGTGCACAATGTTGAAAAGTTTTGGTTCATCTTCAACCATTGAAGGGTCGATGATTTCTAATTCTACTTGGTATTTCTTACCATCTTCATCATCCATATCGGTGGAGTCCCCAGAAATAATTGTCATATCGATAGATAAATTTTTACGAATGTATGAGCGTCTATATTTTTCAATCATTCGGTCAGCATCTTCATTATCTGGTTTTGAAGTTGGGAGTTCTCTTGACATTGAGAAACGAATATCATATGGAAGTTTGTCATCGGAGAAATCTTGTTTAAAAAGTTTTTCCTTGACAACACACTCTTGGGTTCCAGCATCTTCATGCCATGTCAATCTTTTCTTGCTTTCGTTGTAATAAAAAACTTCAGTGGTTTCATTCTTCTTTTCTTCCCACCCATCAAATTGTTCAAGTGCATTTATAATTTTATCAAAGTTTGCAGCTCCAATATTGGTGTCAAAAAAAGAACCATTTGATTTTCCAAGTCGAATTTCCATTTCAACATTTGGTGTGTTTTTCTCAGCGAAAACACCGGTAGTTATAGCGTCGACAATAGTTCGGGTGTTCATCTTTTCTTATTTATGGAGACTACTATCTTTAACTTAGGTTTAAAAACTACAATTAAAAAATGTTTTCAGAGAATACAACAAAAATTTATGTTTGCCCATACGCATACTTGAAAGATTGTGTAATATGTACACAATAAGTCCCTTGTCATTTAGATGACTATTTTCTCTTATCCATTCTCGCGCCAATGTATCATCTTCTATTTCAAGAAAATGTCTTGGGCATCTATATTCTCTTTCCAACCTACCCATTCCATATTCAGATTCATTAATTTTTCTTTCAACTTGAATGTAATCAATAATGATTTCTATCATTAAGTCCAATACATATTGATAAGGTTGCGCTTTGTATGTATCAATATTTATTGTATTATCTACGCGATCCGCCAACTGTTCGCGTATTATTATCATTACATGAACATGCACTCAAATGTTTAAATTATAATTTTTCAACACGAGCTCTGGCACCTAAAACGGTTGGTCTAACATTACTTTTACTTTTGCTTTTGCTCTTGCTTTTGTTTATAATCATATTTTTCATTAATAATCTTTCTAGGCTGTTTGCAAGATTTCTATTGGCACTCTTAGTATTGGCTGACTTGCTCTTGCTCTTTGTTTTGGGTTGTTCTTTTCTTGGTCTTCCACGCTTCTTTGGTTGTGGTGGTGGTGTATTCTTTGGTGATGGTAATTTCACACGAGCATTTTCAATGAGTTTACACAATTCTGGTCTCTTTGTGGAAGAGGTGAATGGAATATTCATTTTCTTAGCAAATTCACGGAGTAATTTAATGTCATATGTTTTACATATTCTTCTTCCAATTCTAAAAGTATTCTTTTCACCAGCCATGACATATTCTTTTCCGTTGTGGGTAAATGGTGCGTATTGAACAATTCCCAATTTATTGACAAGTTTCGCACAAATGTCTTCCTTTCTATCTTTCTTTGTTATGTTGACAATGCCTTGGTTCTTTGCAATATTAACAAGTGAACTTTTACTGTATCTCATACATTGTTTAGTTCCAATCTTCAACCCACCCTTTGGATCTAAAACGAGACGCACATTGTTGCTATTCTTTGATTTTGATTTGGAAGCTGCTTTCCCCTTTTTGTAGCAGCAATCAAAACCTTGTGGATTCTTTCTTTTGACTGGGAAATCAACTGAACATTTGCCATTAACTGGTATTCTTGGTTTGGGACAGGTTGAAACAGTTTTTTCTTTCTTTTCTTTTTTGTCTTCAACATCTCTAAAATTATTAATGAGTGTTCTCACACCACCTCTTTGATAAATTTTAGCCACCATTTCCTTTACTCGGTTATATCCTTCTCTCAATTTCAACATTGTTGTGACGCCTTGAATTTGAATGACCCCAGTTCTTGCGAATACATATTTAATACCGTTTTTTTGGTAATACAACAAATCAATAAGTTCTGGTTCATATGAAGCATTCATCATTCGTGCAACTTTTGGTAAATCATAAATAGCACCTGTTAAAACTGTTCCGGAAAGGTTATTGAATGCCAAGGGTGCATACAAAAATCTTTGTCCGGTTGTGTAAGTATCAATTATGTGTCTTTTAATATCATCGGGTTCTTCAAAAGAATTATTCTCGTCTAAAATACCCCCAGACATACGAATCTTACCATTTTTATAAATATTGAAGCTCACATCTTTTTTAATGTTTCCCTTTGAAACTGTTATTTTGAATTGAACGGTAAAAAATCGGTCTGACAACTGACCTTGGAATCCTTTATTCCTTGTGATTGTCATACCTTTTTGGAATCTTCCGTATATTCCGTTTATTTCTCTAACATCAACAACCAAGCCACTTTCTAATCTTTGTGGTGGCAATGGTTTCTTGGACAAAACTCTATATAAATCTACCCGGTTTGTGTCATCAAATGTTCCATTTGCCAAGCCATTATACATACCGACACGCAATTTCCCAACCTTTACTGGGGAGTCGTTAAACGCGGGGTTAGTAAAGTTGGGGAGCGCGGAGGATGAGGACACGCTTCTAGGTGAAGGTGTCGCGGTCCCTCCTACGATTTTATTAAAATCAATGGAACTTGAGGTTGAACGGGGTGTATCTCTCACGATTTGAACATTGGAATTTTTTACAAATTGCTGTAGGCTACTCCTATTCATACTATAAACAGGGAAATTATTCTGAATTGTATACATCCTCTGAGACAACATCTAGACCGAAAATGAAGGGCCTGTTGGAATACAATTTACCATTGTATGTATCTTCGTGGTCCTTAACTTCGATGTCTCTAGAGCTAAACGGTCCTGCATAAAAGTCTGAGTTGAAACGCGGTTTGCCCAAGTTGTTTGCTTGACAGTGTTGATTGAAGATTCGAACAAACACTTCTTGTGGGCACCTGAGGTCTTTTCCATACTTGATGCTTGTAGACTCCAAAAAGTTTGTAAGTGTGCTCGCAACCATAGCAACTTGTTTCTGAATATTTTTGAAATACGGTGGGACAACGTTCCAAATATCCTTGTTCTTGTATTTTTGAGACATTTCTAAGTAGGCCTTGATAGATTTTTGGAGAATGTTAGGGATTTCTTGGTCTAGTTTATCTTCAAGAGTAGGGTCTGCATCCTTGACTTGCTTTGCAAAGTTCCAAGGCAACAAACGACGCAACACAGAACCAGAGTTGTCCTTCCAGTTAGGAACTTCATTACCACCCAAGCAACCCGGAGTAGTCCATTGTGCAGAGATTGCGTTTTGATGCTTTACTGCAATAGATACATCTTCTCCGCTTACAATACTCTGAAATTCAGCTTGTTCCAATGATAAATCACCCTTCACCTCAGGGGCGATGAACATGAACGAGTTATAAATGGACGATAGACCGAATTTCTTTTCAATGTTGTTTGAAAGAGTTTTGACATCATCATTTTCATAAAACTTCTTGAAAACCTTTGTAATGAGAGTCGATTTACCAGAGCGAGCAATACCCTTGAAAAAGGGGATAATTTGCCATCCATCCATATCATTCACATCAAAGCACAAGCGACCACCCATGACATAGACCCAATCAATGACATCTTTATCAAACTTTTGATAGGTCAAAATAGAGTCCATGTAAGGGGTTGGAATTTCTCTCCAATCCTTGACTTCACTGTAATCTTCAAAGTGTTTATCAAAGTATTTGCAACTGACAATAGTTGGATCAAGACACTTGAACTCTGAGCTTTCATAAGTGTAAAACTTTGAATCAAAAAGACCAGTATCAGGGGCAAATCTTTTACCAATGAAAATACCATTTTTGAAAGACCAAACATGTCTATTCTTTGTAATTTCTGGGAACTGCATGTCATTGCAATTGGAGAGATGGTGAATAACATCCTTGAATCCTGAACCGCGACTTGTCAGGTTTTTCCAGAGGTCAAAATTTGTTTCTTTTTGGGCGACACTGTATACATAGTCTTGAACGCTCATAATAGTGGTCCAAGCTCTTGTATTGTATCCGTCTGGCGTTTTGAATTGTCTGCAGCACTGTCCTTTGTATCTTCGAATTGTATTTTTGTAAGTTTTATCTAGAACACTGATGATGGCCTGTTGATATGGACTGAGTTCATCGACCTTTCCCATGGTCGTTGACCTAAACAATGAATGGTCTTTTTCGGGGCTTGTTAGGGCATATGTGGGATTATTAATTCTTTCATAGATTCTTGTGTTTCTCAGAACTATCTCATATGAATCATCAATCTGTTCAATCAAGGAGTTAATTCTTTCGCCAATCTTTCTCTCGTCTTCTAATTCTTTGTCTGAAACACTCAGGGCAGTAGCTCTATGAAAAAGTGCTCCCAATAACTCCGCTTCTCTTTTTTGTTTTAATGTGATGCTCTCTAAATCTACCCGAATAGGCATTCCGTCGGAGGGATTAATATCTCCTGGATTGAAAAACTTTTTGTAGCCCAGTTGAAATGAGATGTGTGAATCCCCCGTGACGTTCATGCACCACTCACTTTCGAGATATCTCAGATACGCGATAAGGTTTTCTTTGTCAAGTGTCGAGACCGAGTTTCTATAAATCTCCATATTTGTTGCCTCGACATTGACATTTTCATCGATGAAATGAATACCCCCTTCCATTTTTTAATCTGATATACAAAGGGGTTTACTTTTTAATTGTCTTTTTTGCTAAGGGAGGATAGTATTTTAAGTAGTATTTTGTTTTGTGTGGCGAGCTGGTCTCCTATTGTCACCAGGGCAGAGCATACGGTGTCTCCGTCTTCTGTAGCGAGGGTGGCTCCGAGGAGTCCTCCCAAATCGATTCCTTCGTCAAATTCCATTTCGTCTTCGTCAAATTCTCCTTCTTCGAGTTCGAGGTCATCTTCTTCGTCAAATGGTTGACTGATGTCTTCTTCATCGTCTGTTTCATCAATTTCTTCGGGGATTTCCTCCTTGGGTTCAGGTTGGGACATTATATACAGGAGGAAGAGAAAATTCAAATGTAAAAATTTCGCGGTGCGAAATACTTTTACCCTAAAAAAAAATCTTGGTATATAGTACAAAAATTCACAATGGCTGGTGGTCTCATGCAGCTTGTCGCGTACGGTGCCCAAGACGTCTACTTGACTGGTAACCCAAAAGTCACCTTCTTCCAGGCGGTCTACAAGCGCCACACTAACTTTGCGATGGAAAACATCGAACAAACTGTCAACGGTACCGCGTCCAACAACGGTCGTGTGTCCGTCACTGTCGCTCGTAACGGGGACTTGATTGGTGACATGTATGTCGAACTCGTTGCCGCTTCCGGCCTCGAACTCACTGCTGGTACCGTCGAACTCTCAGGTTGCTGGGCGGCCGAGCGTGCTATTAAGTCCGTCGAATTGTCCATCGGTGGTCAGCGCATCGATAAGCACTACCAACTCTGGTGGCGTTTGTACTCCGAGCTTTACTTGGATGAATCCAAGAAGGCTTCTTGGGGTAAGATGACCACCAAGACCGTTGGTACCGGTGCTACACAAACTGTTTTCCTCCCATTGATTTTCTTCTTCAACCGCAACCCAGGACTTTACCTCCCACTCATTGCGCTTCAGTACCACGAGGTACGCCTTGACTTCGATTTGTCATCTGAGTTCTCCCACTACACTGACGGTTCCACATTCAAGGTGTGGGGCAACTACGTGTACCTCGACACCGAGGAGCGTCGCCGATTTGCGCAAAAGGGTCACGAATACCTTATTGAACAAGTTCAGCACACCGGTTCCGACACTGTCACCTCCGGTGCTTCCCGCCAAGTCCGCCTTTCCTACAACCACCCAGTTAAGGAATTGGTCTGGTGCTTCAACAACGGCTCCGTTTCCAACGCGGCCCAGTGGAACTTCACCTCCAACGCGCAAACCGCGAATGCCGTTATCCTTACCTCCGATGCTTACGTCGCCACCGCCGCGGTTGTCCCAACCACCTCAGGCACTGGTGCGCCAATGCTTCTCGCGGGTGCCACTGAAGGTGGTTCCGCGGCCTGGTTCGAGGATGGTGATGCCTCCGCGACCCGCTCCGTCGGTCCACTTTCTACCTTCAAGCTTGTGCTTAACGGTCAAGACCGCATGAAGGAGCAAGGTGGCAAGTACTTCAACCAAGTGCAACCAAATGCTCACCACGCTGGCTGCCCATACCCAGGTATTTACTCCTACTCCTTCGCGCTTCGCCCCGAGGAGCACCAACCAAGTGGAACATGCAACTTCTCCCGCATCGACAACGCCCAAGTTGCGATCACCCTCAAGGGTGCCACCCACGATTGCGCGACCATGCACATGTTCGCGACCAACTACAACGTTCTTCGAATCCAATCAGGGATGGGCGGTTTGGCGTTCTCCAACTAAGCTTATTTACGCTTAAGTATAGTAAAAATATTAGAAAATCAATAAAAACACAAATATTAAGATACAAACAAATATCTTAATATTTAACATATAAACATGGTGGCAAGCAGCAACAACAACGAAGGCGAAAGGAGACGACAACAAAACGAACGTAATAGACGCAACAGGCTTCGAAATCGTCAAGCGAATCGTCAAGCGCGGGAAGAGAGACAGGTGCGGAGAAACCGTAATCACTCAGGCGAATGTGAACACCGACGACAAGTTGAAAGGAATGCCCATGCTGCTAATGCTAGGAGAATGATGGGTCGCATGAGGGAAAGACAGAATATTCGCAATGAGAATAACAATAATGCTGCCGCCAACGCTGCGCGTGGGTTAGGTCGTAACAGAGCTAGACAACAGGCTCGTAATAATACTGCCCACGCTGCCCGTGTCACACGCGAAAGAGAACGACGCCCATATACTATAATAGGAAACACACGAAACAGGGCACCTCTTCGCAGAATTAGAAATAGTGCAGTTCTTATAGCTCGCCCTAGAAATGCTAATAATAGGCGTCCAAATCAACAACAAGGGAAACAACGACGTAATCTACCAACTACTAATAATGGTGTAAACGGGAGATTGAGATTGCCAGCGCCACCAGCTCGTAATAACAATACTAAATCAAAAAAAACAAATAAAAATAAGAAATCAAAAAAATGAGATAAACTTAAAAATTAAGAAATAAAATTATATAGATGAATCATTTTTTTAATTTGCCTCGGGCTCTTATTAAAATGATTGAATTAGATAAAAAACCACTTGGTAGATGGGCGCTTAAGACATGTGATGAAATAACAACGGGTGTGAATGCTGTGTATCAAAACAGAGACCATTGCGGTGATACAATTTGTAAAACACCTAAGCGTGCGAGTGAATACATCAAACCCCAAACACTTAAAAATTAGAAACTTTTTTAATACAAATGGAATTTAAATTTCGTTATTTGTGGATTTTCCCCTATGCGGTTTTAGTAAGTATGCCTTATTTTATTGAGGATATTTGGGATGCTTTGTCTTGTCTTTATAATAATGTTTCATTTGAGACAATGTTTTTGTGTTCCGAATGTGCTACAGAGGATGAGGATGAATCAGAATCAGGAACAGAAGAAAGTGAAAAGGAAGATTAAAATAATTTATTACAATAGATGACAAAGGGATACAACTATATTATGAATTTTAATGTGAAGAAACCACCAAAAGTTCACGGCAATAATAGACTAGCACTCCCAGAAAATATTAAGCGCATGACAAAGTCTAAAAAGAATTTGATTCAAGAAAAAATTAAATATATGAAGTCAAGAATTAACAAATTAAACACACCCCGTAATGATAGAAATACTAAAAAGTTAATTTCAAATTACAAAAATGCTATTGAACATCTAGAATATTTCATTAAAAAATTTGAAAACTTGCGAAAAAATTATAACAAAACACATGTTTCTATTGCTATATCAATGGCTGTAGGTGTTCCCAAAAATGATGCTGAGAGAGCTTTCTCTACAAATCGTGAAAAGAGGGAAAAGATACAGAAAAGAATGGAAAATGCTTATACCAAATATAAAAAGTATGTGAATTCATTGGAAGGTGAAGTTGCCACCGTTTATAAATATGCGTAAAAAAAATATTCAGTAGATTGTATATATAAAATGGCTGGTTCATTGAAACCTAAAGAAAAAAACAATAAATTTCACTTTGGATATATTATTCTTATTGTCAGTGTGATTATTATCGCGGTTGCTCTTGGATATGCGGCGTTAGAAAAAACCAATTTGAAGAATGTTTAATATAAAAAAATAAGTCAATAATCACTTAATGATAGAAGTATACACAGACGGTAGTTGTCTTAACAATCCGGGTCCAGGTGGATGGGCAGCGGTTTGTAAGGACAAATTTACATTGAAAGGTGGTTTCCATACTTCTACCAATAATATTATGGAAATGACAGCTGTTGTTAAAGCTCTCGAGGAATGTATAATAATTGGAGAGAAGGAAATAACTATTTATACGGATAGTAATTATGTTAAATTGGGAATAACTCAATGGATAAAAAGATGGAAACACAATGGTTGGAAAACATCTGTTGGTAAGCCAGTTGCAAATATGCCCCTATGGATTAAGATGGACACCCTTTCACAACAGTTGGATGTTGTGGAATGGCGTTGGGTAAAAGCGCATAATGGAAATCCAATGAATGAATTGGTTGATAAATTGGCTAGGGAATGTGCAACGGCTAATGCATAGGATAACCTGACCCTGGAACATCTTCTGGTTCTGGGCAATTTGAGATTTCTGGGCATACACATGGAACTGTGTATCCTTCTTGGTTTGCAAACAATACTGGAATCCTGTCATTTGGACCAACAGAGTTATTTGGGGTAGTTGGAACAGGCATACTTCTGTATGGGAATACCATATACATTGCACCGTCTACAAGTCTCAATATATTATATGTAAGTCCATAGACTCTCAATTCTCTTCTATATAAATCCTGTGGAACTAAATTTACTTTAAACATTTGATTGTTTATAACACTAAAATTTCTTTGTCCCGTTGGCAATGACTTTTCAGGTTCTGTCGCGAATGAGTATGAATAAAACCTCCTACTCATTGGTGTTCTTTTATGATGAAGTCCACTTTGAATAGATTTAAGGAAGAATGTTCCACCTGAATCTTCATTCAATACAGTTTCATTATCTAAAATCATTTGCATGTCATACATGTGTTCATAGAAACATACATTAGATTGATAATCTACTTCTATACCAATGTTGTCGTAATTACATGCAGGTAAAATCATTTCATTATTGAATCTCAAACATTGGAAAACAAAGTAAAGTTCTTTTACGACATTTACAAAGTTTGTTCTAAATGTATAATTTGTGTCAAATAGAGGTATGAGTTGATTTTCTGCTTGTTGAACTTGTGTAAAAGCAAAATCTCTACATGAATTTGAAACTATATTTTTTTCAATTTTATCAAGTAAAATGAAATCTGTCACCATTCTAAAATTTTTAATTTCAACTTGTTCAAATGGTTTGAGAGAATCAGTTTTCACATGATAGTCAACATTGTAAAATATTGATTCACCATTTCTAGAAATTGCCACACACACCTTTGTATCATATATTTTGGGAACAGCTATTGTATGTGACAACGTGTATATATCACCATCAAAATCATATACTTTGACAGCGGACGCTGTTGTTAAACCTACTATAACCCTTCTACCATTTGCAGATACACCGTAGCGTATATCACTTTCTAATCCATCTATTGTAAATGTTCTACCAGTATCAATTCTTATAATATATAATCTTAAGTTTATGACATCCGATGCGAAAGCAAATCTTCCATCTCCGGATATTTTAACCTGTCTGAGTTCAGCTGTTGGGTCACCACAATCAAGTGTTTTTACTTCAGTTGGATTTTCAATATCTTCAAAGCTTAGAACTTTTATGGTTGAATCTCTGGCGCCTACTAAAATAGTTTCGGAATCATCAGAAATAGCTATAGATGTTCCATATCCCACGGCTGTTGTTATTCTTGAAACTTCATCTTTGTTTACATACATGTAAACATTACCAGTATCTTCATCTCCCACAACAAATGTATTATATTTGGGAACAGTTGCGGTACTTGTTCCATCGGCAAAGAATTGTGCACCTGTTTTCTTTGATGTTCTTCCACTTGTAATTCTTCTGTCTAATGACACTGATGGATCTGTTTGTTTGAATAAGAAATTTGTTTGAAATCTCCAAAAAGAAACTGCTTCAATTTCAATTAAATCTTTGTTTTCTTTTACATACGCATCGGCATTAATGTTATAAAATTTAAGATTATCTCCATCGAGTGCTAAGATATAAGCGTAAAGACGATTTGTTAGACGAACATGATATCCTAAAATACCTATGCCTCCTATTTTTGTTCCATCATATTCATTGTTGTCTAAATCTGGAATAAACTGAATATCCATAATATTTCTTTGTAAGTTGTAATCGTATGTTTGTTGGTATGGAATAGTTGGAAATTTAGCAAATTTTTGGAAGCTTCTTGTTAAAATAAGATCGTCAAGTCTTCTTGTTTTAATTTCAACTTCTACTTCTTGTTTTTTCAATGCACAAATAGGTAATGCAAGTTCTGGTTTTTTATAAAAATGAAATGGTATGTTGACTACAAACTTTTTTGGTTTGTTAAAATTGATGACACTATATTTTGTCAAGTATTCATCTGTTGAATTTTGAACTAATGTTTTGGCTAATGTTTTTGATAAGCCATATTGTTTTGTTTGGGTGACACTTTGTTCTGAATAAATTTGAAGATAATCTGTTGTCACTCTTTCAATTAATACACCCCCAATGTACAAATCACAATAATCAATAATTGCGTGTCCAAGTGAATCTACAAAACCATGATTAAATAATACAATTGGGTCAACCTCAAATTCAAAAGAAACCTTTGATAAAAGATCTCCTTGGTCTTGTGGTATTGTAAACCTGATGACTTCATTAAAATCAATGGGTTTGTTTCCTTCCAACTTAATACTTTGTCTGGAAAAAAGTGTATGTTTCTTATGCATTTGTGAAAAAAAACTAAACTCTGGATCGTCGGTGAAATATTTATCCTGTTTTCCAATGGATTCAAGCTGAAGACGACCAGCCATTCCTACTAATACCTATTAAAATTTTAATCCCCCAAGTCCTCCGGCCACCCTTAATACATTGTAATTTACTGCATAGACTCTTACTTTATTGTCTTTGCTTCTCACATATGTTTTCACTGCTGGTGATGTTCTTCCGTTGGAATATCTCAATGTAGTCGCTATTCTACCTTCACTTGCATCTGCTTTTGGTAAAACAGTTCCATATACCTTGGGACAGTATAAATCGTTGATTTCAGGGTCAATTTCAATGGTCATCATTTGATGTGTTATACGACTCATGTTGACTTGGCCTGTTGGATATGCCTTATCTGGATGTAATCCAAAACTGTATACACCAAATTCTGAAGAAGTATTAATTTCAACAAATTCGTTGTGTTTATGTCTATATTTCATGACTCTCTGTTCTGGAATATTTACATGGTGTTCCATTGGTTGGTCATATACCAAGTAATCATGATTACCGTCAAATACAACTTGATTGTTAAATCTTAATTCAACTCTTTGAATTTCCTGGAAACGGAGAGTATTGTTGTATTGTTTGTATGCATCGTTCTGAACAATAAAAAATAATTCTTTGACTGGGTGTCTAAAATTGAGCATAACAGTTTTCTTAGAGAGTGGATATTCCATGTTAAACTGTGCCAACTGGACCTGTGTTATAACATAATCAATTGGTCTAGTCATCAAGTAATGTCTTTCTTCGTTCATTAAGAAACCAAAACTTGATTCTAATGAGATACTTCTCAATACAGATTTAATATCTTCCCCCCATCGCTTTCCTATTCTTCGACCACCAAAGATGACATCATTAAATTCTTTGAGTTTCAATCTCATTTCAACTTTTTGTCTTTGAAGAGCACACATGGGAATAGACAAACTTGGTTCTCTGTAAAAATAAAATGGAAGGTCTAAAATGTAAGTGTTAAAGTTATTTTCATTGTATTCGGGCATAGATGCAGCAACAATTTCATATACATCATCGTAAGCATCGTCTGTGTGATTATCTAAAAAGTCTCCATGACCATTAATTTTTCTAAGAGCATTCTTAACATCATTTCCACTGTTGTTCAACTGTTGGTGTATGTAAATGTATTCGCCTGTTAATCTTTCAATATGCTGTCCCCCAATGAATAAATCAACATAATCAATTAATTCAGTACATACAGAAGGAACATATGGAAGATTTATCGTCTGAACATATGAACCCATTTTACCTTTGATTGTTTCTGGAAAGTCTTCATGTTCAATATCATTCATTGTTATTCGAAGTGCAAGGTTTTTGATTAAGTCTCCTTTTGAATATGGAATCTCACAATACAAATCTTTACCCCAGTCCTGGGTTCCAGAAAAGGGCATCTCAACTTGTTCAACAGAAAATTTAGAGTGGCGTTTATAATTTACAAAAAAGTAAGACATCTGAGGATCTTTTGTGAACCATTGGTCTAGAGCACCTTTCGCAGCAATTTTCAAGGTGCCTGACATTACTAATATAGGTGAGTAAAAATTTAATGAATAAAAACAGCGAGGAATATTAAGATGTCTCCAGTCAATCTACAATTGAAGAAATTTGACCCCAAAAAAATGGGAGATGACAGGATATGTGTTTTTATTGGTAAGAGAAACACAGGTAAGTCTTACCTTATTCGAGACATTATGTATCATAAGAAACATATACCAACAGGAATAGTTCAATCAGGAACTGAAGATGGTAATGGATTTTATGGAAATTTTGTGCCTGACTTGTTCATATACAATGAATACGATAAGGAAGCTGTTGAGAGAGTTATGGATAGACAGAGGAAAATTATAAAAAGTGGTAAAAAGACTTCTTCTTTTATGCTTTTAGATGATTGCATGTATGATAATAAGTTCCTAAAAGACACCGTTATGCGTCAAGTATTTATGAACGGTAGACACTACAATATATTTTTTATGCTTTCTATGCAATATTGTATGGATATGCCTCCCGCATTAAGAGCAAACATTGACTATGTTTTTGTACTCAGGGAAAATATAGTTGCTAACCGAGAAAAAATATGGAAAAATTTTTTCGGTATATTCCCTACTTTTGACCTATTTAATAAAACAATGGATGCATGTACAGAAAATTTCGAATGTCTTATACTGGATAATACTGTTAAATCTAATAAAATAGAGGACTGTGTATTTTGGTATAAGGCTAAATACCCACCACCAAAGTTTAAGGTGGGTTCACCTGGTTTTTGGGGTATGCACAAGAAGATGTATAACCCTAAATATGACAGTGCAACTTCTTCAACTCAGGCGATGAAAAAGGCTGGTAAAAAACAAGTGGGTATAACAATTACAAAGGCAAAGAAATAATTGCGTCAAGTTATTTTTCATAAAACATCTGTACACACCAAATGTCAGGAGTTAATACAATGAATTTGGCAATGAGCGATGACGGTATGGTTGCATTGGATAATCCATACATTCCACCACCAAATTCTCCAAATTCAAATCCACCCATGACTGAAACTTTAATGTCACCCAAAGATGAAGAAAAATTACGCAAATTAATGCCTCCAATGGGTGCGAATTCCGTAGAAAAAAATGTCGAGAATAAACAAATGACCATGGACTCCACTCCAATTTCTGATTTGGTTGAATCATATAACTCAGGTTCTGCTATTGGTTTGTCTGAACCACCAGCTCCAAGTGCCGATCCACGCATGCAAAGCTTGACTATGACTGCTCCCCAGCCACCAGCGAGCATGGTTCCACAACCAGCTGAACAGCCCAAGCCAGTTGCTGAAAACAAAAACCCATTCAACTTGACTGATGATCAAATGGAAGCGCTTCTCGTTGGTGTGTGTGCCGCTATTGCCATTAGCAAGCCTGTTCAGGAGAAACTCGCTTCTTCAGTTCCCCGATTCATGAATGACATGGGTGGACGCTCAGCGGTGGGTCTCGCTTCTACTGGTCTCGTTGCGGCGATCGCTTATTTCATTATTCAACGTTACATTTTCAAAAAGTAGATTATTTTTGAAAACATATAAATTTATACATTTTTTTTGAAAAATACAAGTTTTTCAAATTTAATTCAAAGCATTGTTGAAATTCATGTTTTCCACTGGGAACGCGCTCATGACAGTGCTTAGAACAAGCAATGAGAAGAGGAAGAATCCTAAATACATTATGGCAACCTTGATATTACTCTTTGGTTTTTTACCGAATTCCTTAGTTCCTTTACTTATTTCTGGTGTCACATTCATGAAAGCACCTAACAAGCCACCACTCATGATGATGACAAGGAAAAGGAACTTCCATCGTACAAGAAGAAGATTTGGGTCTCGAGCAGCAAAGAATCGTATCATTAGTGGAACAATACCCGCCATCCATACAGTGTTATAAACATATCCATCTGAGAAATGTTGGGCCAAAATTGCAAGGTATAAGAAGAACCATGTAAATGACATCTGAAGACTTTGCATGTCAATCATTATTTAATCTAATGTAATTCAATATTTTTTTATTCACCGTCCTGAATATAGGATGAACAGAATCTAGTTTTAGAGTTGATTGGTTGGTAAATTCCTAACTCATTACATATATTCTTAAGTTTCTTTGTCTGTTCCCAAAAATCTGAACTATGGCTATATTCATCGACTGTTGAATGTGCTAATTCATGGATGAGAACATGCATTATTTCATTTGGTTCTCCATCTATACACAAACCTATTTCATACCCTTTGTTCGTGTTGTATCCCAAAGTTTTATTAAAAATTTTATTGTGGGCAACGAGGGGTATTTCATTTTCTAAAACTTTAAATTCTTCTGGTCCATTTTTTTCAATGTGTTCCCTGAGAATCCTGTATCGTTCTTTCACTACTTTGAAATTATGAGGCTCTTTTGTATTTATGAAAATGTATATGTTTATAATTATTAACAAAATAGCTACAAGCATCTTATTCTAAAAGGATATTTTTTATAATATCGTGGGATTCCTTTTCATCAACATCAAACCAAGTTCCATAAAATACTTGGTGTAAGAAATCTGGAACCCCTTTTAAATCAATAGGTATTTCTTTCGCAGGTAGTGCCAACCAACCTGATTTAACTTCTTTTTTTACATCCCTGAAGACACCTTGGTCTTGGCATATAACAGGTTTTCCAAAATAGTTTGCCTCTAACATTGGTAATCCAACCCCTTCTCCTCGTGTAAATGAAATGACATAGTCGCACAAATTATATAAACTCGCAAGTCTTTCTAATGAAATCTTTTCAGTTATTATTTGAATATTTTTTGTTGTTGTCAATTCATCATCTTTGTTTGTCTTAACAATTAATAAATGATTTGTTCCCTCTGCAGCTTTAGCAAAAACTTTTGTGAGAGTTGTTACATTTTTTCTTTTATCATTTGTTCCGACATATAGAAAAATTTTTCTTTCTTTGTCCATAACTTTGGGAACAACAAATGGTTTCATCCTAATCAAATCAGATGTATACCAATTTGGTGAAACTGCGTTGACTCCATGTGAAATCAAAATTTCTTTGAGATAATCATATGGAACAATAACTTCATCAAAAACTTTCATTGATTGTATAATAGCTGGATGAACATCTGTTGTTTCAAACATTGTAAATAATTTTATTTTATTAAATTCTGCTTTCAATTGATTTTTCCAATGGGGCCAAAGAAGGAAAGTTTCAACAATTTCGGAAACTGTGACTGTTCCTTCTTCATCATCCCCTTTTAAACCACAATGTGGTTCCAAAAAAAATCTTCCAACAATTTTACCAAACATTGTTTTATTCTTCATAGAGTTTTTTGTTTAACCAATAATCCACACGAATGTCTGGTCTATCTGTTGCGCACGCGTAATCTAGACCTTCCATGGGACATGGTTCAGTTTCAATTGAATGTTCCTTAATGAGGTCTTTTCTCACATACGTGACTTCAAACATTCTTGGGAAATAACCATCGAGCCATGGTTGAAGTGGTGCATTGTTTCCATGAAAGTGAACACAAACAAAATGTTCATTCAATGTTTCAAATACATATTTAATAAATGGTTCCATTCGAATAAATTGGTCTCCCATGATTGGCATGTGGAATTCAATCAAAAGTTGTGAGAAGTTTTTGATGTATTTTATGGAACTCGCAAAGACATTCCATTCAGAACCCTCAACATCAATTTGAGCCATCAAGTTTGAACTTTCTGTGTGTCCATTTTGTTTAATGTGTGTATCAATAGTTCCAAACTTTTTACCTCCTGCATCATAAAAATTTTCATGAGCCAAACCTTCTTCAAAATAATTTATAAAATGTGGTTTGTCTGTTATACCTTTGAATGGGTCATATACATAACATTCCTTTCCATATCTTTTATTAAAGGCGTTTTCAAAAGTAATATTGTCATCACAACCATATGAATAAAGTGCGTCGTATGAATCATTTTCAAGTTCGGCAACTACATATCCTCCATCTCTTTCTTCACCGAGGCGAAATTTCTTGAGATTTGTTTTTTGTGGAATAACGCATCTCTTAATAAGGCGAGCAACATCAAGAAACTTCTTTTCGAAGTCAGTCATTATAATACTTAAAGTATTGGTTTCTTTAATAGATACAATGGTTGAACTAGAGGATGTTCCAACAATGACATATGCTGTCGAGGTGTGCAATGAGGATAAGGAGCTCTATTCTCTCCTATCATTTCTTGTTAAAGTGAAGGATTCTGCAGATGACATTAATATTCTTGTTGATTCCGGTAAAGAGACTGAAGAAGTTAAAAAAGTTTTGGAACAATTCAAGGACTCTATAAGCATTCATTACAGAGAATTCAATGGAGATTTTGCTGCTCATAGAAACTATCATATTGACCAATGTAAGGGAGATTACATTTTCATGATTGACGCGGACGAAATTCCACAAGAACCTCTTATTCAACACATGAAGGAGCCAATTATGAAAACTCAGTGTGATATGATTTTTGTTCCACGAATTAATGTTGTTCCTGGTCATACTGGTGAATGGTTGGAAAAGTGCAACTTCAAAATTAATGAAGCAGGGTTTATTAACTGGCCAGATTTCCAAGGTCGAATCTTCCAAAACAAGAGTTCTATTCGTTGGACTGAAACTCTTCATGAAAAGCTTCAAGGGTATGAAAAGGCTATTGCCTTGGAAGCGAACCCATTGAACGCCATGTGGCATGTAAAGTCAGTTGAGCGACAGGACAAGCAAGACCAATTTTATAAGCAATTGGGTTAAAGACATAATACACTAAACACTTAAAGATGTGGTGGCCGTTAATGAACGACGCGATTACTTCGTCAGATAAACAGACACTTATAGACTTTATTAACTCTACTGATAAATACACTAATGGTAAGAAGGTCGCAGAATTTGAGAAGGCGTGGTCAGACTGGTTGGGTTGTAAGAACTCTCTCTTTGTTTCATCTGGGAGCACTGCTAACTTTTTGTTATTGGCAGCTGTTAAAGAGCTCTACAATATACCAGATGGATCTCGCGTCTTGGTCCCAGCTTGCACCTGGGTTACCAATGTTGCCCCCGTATTCCAAGTGGGTTTGGAACCAGTATTTGTTGATATAGACTTTGAAACATTTAGTTTTGATGTGTCTAAATTACCTGACGAAGATATTAAAATAGTTTTCATCACCCACT